TGTATTAGTATCTAATGCAAGACCTGAAACAAATGTTAATCTATCAAGAGTTGGAGCACTAGTATCCTTTGATTCAAAAATTCCATGAATTCTTACAACATCAGGAATATTTAAGGATATTTCTTTGTCTTCAACTCTTAATCCATAATAACTCGATTGGGACATTCCACTATTAGTAGAAACGCCAACAGTTTTTGTTATGCTTAATTGAGAACTTCTAATAAAATCTTTTGATTTACTAATTATACCTACTTTTTTCAAGGTTACATTAACAGTACATGCTACATTCTGAGATAAACCACTGAATGTGATATTACTACCATTATCAGTAATATTAACTTGATCTGATGTTAAGGTTTCTGTTGTTCCATCATTATAGTGAATAGAATATCTTTCATTATCAAATGGTTCAAAGAAAGCACTTGTGATTCCAGCAGCAACATCTAATGCATCTGCAGTACTAATAGTTAATGATCCACTACCTGGTGTTTTACCTGTTACCTGTCTATTAATAACAAGAGTTGAATTTGAAAGATCAACCGCAGAAACATTAGGTTTTGATAATTTTGTATATAATCCAGAATTATTTAAATTAATAATTTTAGGTGATTTAATTCTGAACACATTAGAAGTTGTTACACCTGCAATAATTCTACCACTATTAACACCAGCTACATCCTCAACTGGTTGTAACTGTAAAGTCGAACCATCTGGTTGTATAATAGCAACTCTATTATACGTTTGAGATCCTACATCAGTTGAATATCCAACTATAGAATCAGTTTTTATACCAACCCTTCCTGCAAATCTTCTACGAGGTGATACTGCAGATGCACTGTTTCCATTACTAGCACCAGTAACAGTTAAAGAATCAAATTTAGAAAAATTAGGTAATACTCTATCATACAAAACAGAATCAGCACTAAAATCTGATACTAAATCTGAATTTAATGTATCAGAATTTTGATATACTGATTTAATATCCTCTGTAGTATATGCAAGAACTTTTATAATAGATGACTTATTAACACTTTCTTGTTCATTGAACATTAACTGCTCACCTTGCATGAAGGATCCTGTGGTTTGAGATATACTAATTTCATTAGGATTTCCAGTATACTCTGCAACATATCCAATTGCACCACTACTTAATCCTCTAACACGAGTTGAAAGAGGAACTGTAATATTGATAGCTGCTCCTGGATTTGAGATTTGTAATATTGTATAAGTTTGAATATCATATAAATGAAGATCCCATTCTGTTGAAGCACCACTATATGCATCAGACGATACCCCATAAGAATAAACACGAGCTTGTCCAATCTTTATAGCATTACTACCAGATGGACCTGCACCCGATGGATCAACATTACCAGTTCCTTTTCTACGATTATAAAGACCAATAGTATTAGCAGTTGTTCCTCCAATATTCATCCAAGGAGTTCCTTCTGCATTATTAACTCTTAACAAACTACCCATTCTAAATGCAACTGATGCATTTTTATTTGTTTTAGTATCTCTTGGTTTATCAATGTCTATAACTTTATTCCAGACATCTATTCCATATCCTCTAACATATGCTCTACCTGAAGATAATTTAACACACATTAAATCGTCAGAAGGATCATTTCCATCATCAGTTTTTTGTCCTTCAGTATACAGACCATTAGATCTAATTTCATCATTTAAAGAATTTTGTACATTAACTCTAAATGGTTTGATTGCATAGTTACCAGATTCATCGTATGTTCTTGTAGCAAGCCAATCTGCAATTACAGAATATTCCGTCTTATCTTGAAGCTTTTTAATCTCACCATCTCTAACACGGACAAGTTCAACAAAATTAGTATCTTCAAAATCTAATAATGCTTTTTTAGCTAATCTAACAGTTATTCTAAATCTATCTGCACCTGGTGCAGCATAGTTGGTAAAACCTTTAGCATTATCATTTAAATCAGAATCATCATTAGAAGTTATAACAGTTTCTGATATCTCAAGACCTACCCTATATGATGGTCTATTTGAATATGGTTCTAATACTATGACTGATTTTGGAACACTTACAAAAGTTCCTCTAATAAAATATATTCCAGCATCAACACCAACAGCTGATCCAATTCGACATGGATCTTCAGATAGGACTGTTAATATTGTTTCTCCTGCATTTAATGTAGTATTTCCATATGTGACATTTTCTTTAAGTGTTAATATTTCCTCATGAGGGAACATTTCACTGATAGAATTTGTTCCAGATTCATTATATTTTACAAAAAGTGTAATATCTTCAACACCTTCAGTTGGCGGTAAAATATAATTTTTAATAGTTCCAACTATTTGTGAATTTTGACCTATAACTTTCGTTCCTTTACCATTATTATTGTTTATTAAAGCATCCAAATATATTGAAACATCAACACCTAAATGATCAGGATTTACTTTTACTGAAAAATATGTACTATCATAAGTTACTCCACCAGGAATAACCATAGATCCTTCTTTGAAAATATGGCTACCAAAAGATTCTACTTGATTCTGTAATATAGACTGGAGATTATTTAATTCTCTTGCTTGAACTGGATATCCAGGTTTAAACAGAACCTTATAATAATTATCTGCCTTATCAAAATCATCATAATAAGGACTTATATTTAAGTTTGTCTTTTGTGGCATTTTTCTTTAGAATTCCAGGATGATTTTGACGTCTTCTTTTTGTCTTTCATTACGAGCAATCAAAGGTCTATTGTCTAAGTAAACAATTTCCCCTGATCCTTTATTTATCTCAGTATTAGATAACCCACCTGAGAATGTTATTCCTAAATCAATTAACTTAGTTCCAGTTGGATTTGTTGTTATTCCACTGAAATTTGCATTAATACTTGCACTAAAACCAGAACTATCACCTTTTATAGATCCACCACTAGCAGAAAAATCATATATTCTACCAGTTGTTGATATACCAGCATAATCTTTATGATCGTTACTAGGTGTTGTAAAGTTTAGAGATCTATCTCTAAAATATTTCATAACCTTAGTATCTTTATCATATGATGCAACATAACCTTGTGCAATCCTTTGATCAGGTAACACTTGAGTTATGCGTTCACCTACTAATGGTTCATTAGCAGAAACTGTGTCAAATATGAATGCACTCATAGATGAAAATGTAGGTTGAGTATAAAGATCAACTGTTCCTACTTTAGTTGGGTTCTTAACTATTCCAACTTGTGCAAACTTTGTATCTGATGGAAAATCTTTAGTTGAATCATCAAATCTTGCATAGATTAAAACCCTATCAGTTCCCAATTCTTTATAAATGTCATACCCATGACCTAAAGATGGTGGGATAATAGGAACAAGTTTTGCTCTTTGATTACTTGGATGATCAGCATCTTGTAAACCACCCAAATCAACTAAACCATAACTATATCCACTTCCACCTGAACTTACTGCAACATCAGTAACTACTTTACCAACTACATCAACTCTAGCTTTACCTCCTGTTCCATCACCTACAATATCAACTTCTTGACCTAAACCTTCAGAATACTTTCCACCACCATCTTCAATATAAACATGTTTAATTTGGTTATTATTTAATGTTGAATCACCATTTTCACGAATCGCTTTGATTTGAGCATCATCACTTGTTGACCAATTATTAGGAACAGTAATATACTCTGTTGAATCAAACTTTAAAATATCTGCTGGTGAAACAGTATACATATATTTCCAAATATATCCATCACCACTATTACCTGCTCTAGAAGGTTCTAAATCGGTAAATGTTGGTTCATCTTGAGATATATTACCCTTAGCAGTATTTGATCCAGGTTCTCCATATCCACCATTACTAATACAAAGATAAACTTTATATTCAGAATTCATTACATAATAATTTGCATTATATAATCTAGTAGAAGATGTTATAGGACTTTGCTTATTTTCCTCTGTAGAATAATCATCTCTATACATCTCATATCTTTTTCCAGCAGACCAATCTATTCTTCTAATAATTCTTCGTATATTGGCTGATGATATTCTTTTACCAAACATCATAGTATCACCAATATGAGCAATATTGGAAAAACTATCTATAGGTTTAGGTGTTTTTTGAGTTGCATTCCAATCACTAGATCTTCCATACCCAACTCTGACAGAAGTTTCTGGTGTTCCTGTTGGATTTGGTAATCCAATAAAAACATAATATGAATTTTGATCTGATTCTACTGATTCGACAAAATTGTTTGCGTTTAAAATCCTAAACTGATCAGTAACAATTGCTGGCATGATTATTAAACAATCTTTTTTTCTTTATTTATAGACATAATTTCACTATAATCCAGTAACAACTCTAATAGCACCTGTATTTCTTAATCCAGGTTCCGAACTTTCACCACCATAATTCCTTCTTTGTATTGTTGGGAAAGTAGATAATCCAACATCAACAGTCAATCCAGTAACACCAATAGAAATTGGATTAGCAGATCTTTCGCCATTATACAATCTACCCCAAGTTATCTTACCTAGAGAAATTGTTGCACCAATATCAGTTTTATCGTAGAAACCAGTTGATGCTATTCCAACAATACCATTAGTAGTGCTTAGAACATTACATGTAATTTCTGCTTGATTATCATTCAATTGCGAGAACGAATGAACTTTGTAGATATTATCTAAGAAAGTAGAACCAATTGAAACAATCTCATCATCATTATTATCAACAGAAGTAACTCCAGATCCTACAGATATTGCAGTATCTTTAATTAAGATAGGATATCCAACCTGTAATTTATTTGCATTTGATTTAAATGAAGTATAGAAGAATCTAAGTTGCAATCCACCTCCACTATTTTCACCTGTAATTCCAGTAATAATTCCAGTATAACCTTCAACATTCAATAATGAAGTTATTTTCTCAGTATCATATTCTGGTTTCTTAATTATACATTGTGGTGGATTTGTCTTTGAATATCCTAAACCAATATTGGTTATTGTTGTTCCTGTAACTTTTCCATCTGTTATAGTTGCAGTTGCCTCTGCAAATGTAGATACTCCTACAACAGCATACTTAGTTCTATCTGTTGTTCCAATACCAACTCCTATTGGAGCAGCAATACTTATAGTATGAGAGGATCCAACATATCCACTACCAGGATTAATTATGGTTAGAGATTCAATATCACCATCATCAGAAACAGTTGCAGAAATTTCTGCTTGTTCTGTAATTGCTGGTTTCATTAATAAAGTATCAACTGCAGTAATAACAACACCATAACGGTCTACAGTGCCTAAAGCAGGGTTAGCATCATCTTCATAGAAGAAAGATTCTGCATCATCAACAAATATTCCACCAGTGGTTCCTGTTCCATCTGTCGTATTAACGTCATAAATGACCTTTGCAGTTGGATAAATTTGAGGTTCCATTGTTTCTCTTGCTTTAGAGATCAAATCACCTTTTACAATTTTATCTACTTTTTGCTTTGTCCAATCTAATGGTTTTGATTGATTTTCATTAATACCTATTCCACGATACATTGTAGTTTCAACAAGATCGGATCCTAGAATATCTTTAATAGTTCTATTCTTTTCTTGATCAACTGTATCTAAGTATGATGGGTGTTTGTGGAGAATAATATCATCACCAATCTTAATTGTTTCATTTACATTAACTAATTCAATATCAACACCATCTTGTCCTTTATAGAAGAATACATCTACTTTATCACTTGCCATTGGTGGTTCAATGAATGTAAATGTAGTTCCACCTTCAAACTGATATGATATATTAGGTGTTTGCATAACACCATTAACGAATATCAATAGAACAGCATTTAAATCTATCTGATCTCCAAGAAGAGAATCTTTATCAATTTCAAAACTTAAGAGTTGACCATTAAAGAATAATGGGAATCTCTTTCTAGTCCCGTTAACCATTGGACCAATATCATCAATAAAATCTAATTCACCAAATTGCCAAGCAGAGAAATAATCATTAAATGTAGTAACAACTTCAAGTTCAAATTCCTGTAAAGGATTTCTTAATCTCTTATCAACAACCAATCCAACTGGTTTAAACTTATCACCAATAGCAAATGAATGACCAGATCTAGCAATAGTAAATTTAGAAATTTCAAACATGCTTCTACCAACTCCAATAGAAGTTGATGCTGCACTAACATCAATATTTAAAAGTAAATTCTCTCCAGTATCTTCTGTTTTACCTACACCCAATCTAGAAATACCAACAATTGGCATATTCTCATAAACTGGATCAGGAACCATAATTTCAGGATTAACATATTTTGCTCCCTGATTCTTGATAGTAAATTCTAAAGCACCACCAGTTCCAGCAGGTGATTTACCAACCTGCAATCTCATAGTATTAATTGTAACTTTACCTACAGGTAATGGAGTATTATATGCTGGATCGGTTATTCTTGGATATGAATGTTCTGTTTGATATTCATCCTGAGCACATCTGAATATAAGTGATGCTGGACTTATTGTTGCGGTTGCATTTGATTTTTGGATACATCCATTTACAGTCTTACTTGGTACAAAAGTATGTGTAAATTGGAAATCAGATGGATTTGGATTAACATTAACTCTAAATGTATCCACATTAGGAACTGCTGCAATCTCTAACCATCTTCCACTTGCATAATCAGTTGATCTTGGGTATGAATGTTCTGTTTGATTGTTATCTTTAGTGCAAGTGAATGTTAAACCATGATCTTCAATTAAAATCTTATCACCAACATTAAATCCATGATTTGCTTTAGTAAGAGTTAAGTTTCCAGTATTCTTAACATAAGAAGCAGCAGTTGGTGTTATAGTAGAAGCACCACTAACATTGTGATTGTTACTTACAATAATCAACTCACCAGTATCTGGATTATAAGATGCATCAGTTACTGTTGTAGTTCCATAAGAAACAGTAACACCATCCACAACAGCACTTTCAAATTTATGTTTGTTACTAGCAACTTTTGCCTCAACAATAGCATCAGTTCCTCCACCACCACCAGATCCAACATTAACTGTGATAGTATTACTTGTGGCATTCTCTATACCTAAAAGTAAATTTCCACCAGCTGGATCTGTTGATCTAGGATATGAATGAACACTATCATGGTTATCTCTTGAACAAGTAAATGATAGAGAATTTTCAGATATTATAGCAGTATCCGTTGTTCTTAATAATGCATTTTTAGCTGCATCTTTACCAGTAACAAAAGTATGAACATAGTTTCCACCAGTTGTTACTGCATTTGGATTAGCACCAGAGAAAGTATGTCTAGTTGTATTAGTAGATGGTATTGAACTTAAAACTTTAAGTGTAATACTTGTTTCTGTAACTGATTCAATATTAATCGCTGTATCATGATAAGGATCTGTTGCTCTTGGATATGCTTTTTCAGCACTGTTATTATCAACATCACACATAAATTTGATAGATTCTGCTGCGAGTTTAACACTTGTGCCTGGTGTTAAATTATGAGATCCTATTACCAATTCCATCAATCCAGTTACTGGATCGTAATCTGCATTAGTAGGTGTAAATGCCAATCCAGGAGATGTGCCAACATTAAACTCAAAACTAAATTGAGATACATTTGTAATTTGAACCCATTTTCCGCTTATAGGATCTGATGCTCTTGGATATGTTTTCTCAGAAGTATTTCCGTCCATATCACAAGTGAATGTCATTGAATTATCTTTTATCTTAATCCAATCATTATCATTGAATCCATGACCATTAACAAGAACACCTGTAGTAACACTTACTACACCAGTTCCTGGATCATATGATGCACCTTGTATATCCCACTCTGATGCTCCAGTTAATCCATGATTATCACCAATAGTTAAAATTAAATCACCCGTTGATGATATATAATCAACCTTTTCAGGTTTAAATGATTGAGAATTACCTTGGTAAATAGTTGCAACAACCGCACTATTAGTTGCTGAAACAAACTTATGTTCAAATTCTATATCAGTAACTTCAACATTAACAGGATCTCTATATCCAGATCCTGTATTTAAATCATTATACCATTCCCAAACATCACCACCACCTTGATAAATGTGTGGAATAGTAGCAAGTCCTACCTGAACTTCAAAAGATCTTTCAGAAACAATACCAACTACAGGTAAACCAGCTAATCCAGTTAATCCACCTTTACCTGAAGTATGATCTTGGAATATTGAAGTTGTAACTCCAACATAATTAAGAGTTTGAACTGCATTATTAGTTGCAGAGATGAATGTATGTGGATCTGTATTAGTTGGAGTTGTTCCTAACAATACATTAACCTTAAATGTATCTGGTGTTACCGTACCTACAGTTAGATACTGATCATCGGCAGGATCACCTTCTCTTGGATAAGATCCATTACCACCACTACCGTAAGTGCAACTGAATAGTAAAGATTCTCTCTTAAACTTAATAGCATCACCATTTTGAAGACCATGATTAGTAATCTTTATTGTTAATTCACCAGTTGATGGTTCATATACTGTTCCACCTACTTCAGGAGTTCCAACATCCTTAGTTGGGCAAGAAAATCTTAATCCTTCTAATCTAACAGTGCTTGGATACTCTAAAGCAAATCC